CGTTCTATTTCTCCCCAAGGGACACAGACCAGCCCGAACCAGCGCTGACCGGTCACGACCAGCCGAGACTGGCGACGATCAGCCCAGATCAGCAGGGATCTCATGTGTGGGGTGTGGTGGAGTGGGCTCGCAAGTTCATGTCTGTGGATTTGATGGAGTGGCAGATTGAGGCTTTGCGCGATCAGCTGGCCTTCTCGGATGATGCCGGCATTGAGCTTGTTACCCGGAGCTCTCTTGTGTCGTGCGCGCGTCAGCAGGGCAAGAGCGTTGCTCTTCGAGCATTGGCTGGCTGGTGGCTTACCGAGATGCCAAAGATCAGAGGTGAAAAACAGACCGTGCTCTTGATGGCTCATCGTCTTGACAGCGCTGCAGGAATCTATGAAGAGATCGCTGACATCCTTGAACAATACTTTGATGCAAAGCTCACACGATCGTATGGTCGTTTAGCTGCGAAGCTTCCGGATGGATCCAAGCTTCTTGTGCGATCCGCCAAGCCGAACGCTGCACACGGTCTGTCCGTAGACCTGGCACTTGTGGATGAGGTTTGGGGAATTGACGAGGAAGTGATTGACGGTGGCATCACACCGACTATGCGCGCAAGGCGTTACCCATTGCTCAGTATGTGGTCCACTGCCGGCACAGAAGAATCCAAAGTCATGATGCGATATCGAGAGATGGGATTGCGATTGATTGACACACACGCGCCAACAAACTTCCACTTCCGTGAATGGTCCCCACCACCAGATCTTGATCCGATGGATCCAGTCGCGTGGGCATATGCGAACCCTGCACTTGGCAAGACACTGGAAATGTCCACAATTGAATCCGAATCGCAGCTGCCAGATCGCGCCAGCTTCCTTAGAAGTAGCGTAAATCTCTGGATTGCAACCGACCGATCGTGGATCCCACAGGGCCTCTGGAGTCAGCTTGTCACCACCGAATCTTTGCCAGCCGGCGGAGTCGTCGCGGTAGAAGTGGACTTCAACGACTCGCACTATTACGCCACCAGATCGGTGCTTATGCCGGACGGTCGCATCGGTGTGACAGTCGCGTTCACTTGCGACACACAAACACAGCTTTGGGAACATGTGCGCGAAATCGCCAAAGATCACTCCATCAAGTTTGCATTCACACCGACGGTGGATCTGCAATGTCCACCAGCGCTCGAATCGCGTCGCGTCATTGTCGGCTATGCAGAGATCTTGAAGTGGACCCCAGCGATCCAAGGATTGATCCGTGAACGCCAACTTGTCCACACAGGTGAGATGGCCCTAGCAGAGCATGTCGTGCGCGCAGTCAGCGTCCGCACACAAGGATCCATTGCAGTCAGTTCGCAGCGTTCGCCCGGACCGATTGAACTTTGCAGGACAATGATCTTCTCATCAGCAATCGTTGCTGGCAATCGTCACTCGCGTGGGAAGCCACAGCTCGTCGTCGTCGCCAACTAAGATACGCGCGGAGTCGTGCGTCGAGCCTTTCGTCGGAGAAGTCCCTGATGCGCGACTCCACCAAAAGCCGACCCATCTATGGAAGAGTAAAGACATGGCATTATTCGAGCGCAAAGTATCTAAAGCTGCAATTTCTGAGCCAGTAGGCAAAGCAGCTGCAGCAGGTGGCGGATACACCGGTCAATCAATGATCGGCGCTTACTACACCTATCAAGAAGGCGAAGCGCGCAATCGCGCAATGAGCGTCCCAGCAATTTCACGCGCACGCGACCTCATGGCCTCAGTGATCTCTTGCATGCCACTTATCATGTACAAAGAAACATGGAACGAACAAACACAAGAGATGGAAGAAACCCGTCTCGCTCCGCGCACATGGCTTCGTCGCATGTCGCCATCCATTCCGAACTCCACACTCCTCAGCTGGTTATTTGACGATATTTTCTTCTACGGCGTCGGCTACCTCGCCATTACGGCTCGCACTCAAGATGGCTATCCCTCGGAGTTTGAGCGTCTACCAGCCGGATCCATTACCCGTCGCGATCAGTCCGGTCCCGTCTTCTTCGCACCATCCAAAGAGCTCTACTTCCTCGGACAAGAACTCGACTACCGAAATGTCGTGCAATTCATCTCAGGCATTCAAGGAATCATCTACCAATCGCCCGGCGTAGTAAACACAGCGCTCAAGCTGGAGTCCAGTAGGTACAGGAACGCCGAGTCGCTGATCCCGTCGGGAGTCCTTCGGCAGACTGGCGGCGAGCCCCTCAGTCCGAGTGAGCTCAGCGCAATCGGCGCGCAGTTTGAGTCGGCTCGCAAACTCAACCAGATCGCTGTTCTCAATGAGTTTCTGTCTTTTGAGCCATCACAAGCGACACCAGACAAGATGCTTTTGATTGACGCTGCAAACTATCAAGCGCTCGAATGCGCACGACTAACCAATGTGCCACCGTACCTCGTCGGCGTAAGCACAGGCTCATACTCGTACCAGTCATCACAGCAGGCACGCGCCGATCTTTACATCTTCGGCGTGAAGGCTTACGCGGAATGCATCGCCAACACACTCTCGATGGATAATGTGTTACCGAGAGGGACCTATGTCAAGTTCGACGCTGACGAGTACCTTGAAGAAAATTATCTTGCCGACAAGATGGAAGAGCCAGACATGCCGGAAGAAAACACACAAGAGGAAATTGCGTCATGATTCAATTCACAGCACAAGCAGTCAGCATTGATGCAGCAGGCCCAGACGGTCAGCCACGACGAACCATTACCGGCATTGCAGTACCTTATGGCGTAGAAGCAACGGTCTCGGACGGGACATCGGTGCGCGTACTTGAAGGAGCTCTTCCTGTGGATGGCAAGGCTCCTCGTCTGCTTCTCAATCATTCAACAGATCAGGCAATCGGCATCGTCACGGCACGCCAGTCCACGCCGGAAGGAATGCTTTTTACTGCCAAGATCAGCGACACACAGCTGGGCAACGAAGCAATGACACTAATGAAAGACGGAGTGCTTGATTCCGTGAGCATCGGAATCACCCCGACTTCATTCAGTTATGACGAAGCCGGCACGATGGAGATCCGCGCTGCAGTGTGGAGCGAGCTCAGCGTTGTCGCCATCCCAGCATTCGCAGGAGCACAGATTACAGAAATCGCTGCGAGTATCCACCAACCAGAAGAAGAAGTAAGCAATAATCAAGAAGTAGTCCAAGAACAGGAGCAAGAAATGTCAGAAGCAACCGAAGTACAAGCACCAGTCGAGGCATCAATCCCGACTCCAATTTTCGCATCAGCAAAGCGTGAGCCACGCTTGCCATCAGCTGCAGAGTTTGTTGCAGCAATGCACAAGGGCGGTGAAGTTGCAGCGAATGCCAACCGCGTATGGAACGATTACCGCGCATTCCACAAGTCAGACATTGAAGCGGCAGCTGGAGACAATGTGATCAGCAATGACGCAGGTCTGGTCCCTGTTCCAATTTTGGGACCTGTGTTTGCGGATATCAACTACATCGCTCCAGTGTTGAATGCACTCGGCACAAGGGCGATGCCGAACGGCAACAGCGGTGCAACTTTTATTCGCCCAACATGGACGACCCACCCAACCGTCGGTCAGCAATCAACCGAACTCACCGCAGTATCAGCAACCACTGCTGTGATTGCAGCGAACACGGTCAGCAAAGTAACTTTCGCTGGACAGGCCCAGCTCAGTTACCAGGTGATCGACTTCACAGATCCGAACGCAATGCAGATCATCATCCAAGACTTGGCTGGTCAATACCTCACCGCAATTGACAACTACGCTGCAGACAACTTGCTTGCAGCAGCATCGTCAGATGGCGTGTGGGACTTGACCCCAGAAGACTTGATGAAGTCAATCTATGATGCAGCAGTGACGATCTCGTCAGCAACCAACTACCTGCCTACACACATGTTCGTAGACCCAGCAACTTGGGCTCTCATGGGTCAGCTTGTAGATACCACGAAGCGTCCAATCTTCCCAGCACTCGGTGCACCGGGATTGAACGGTCAGAACTCACTCGGTGCAGGTTCAGCTGCATCATGGTCAGGTATGAACCCACTCGGTCTTGAAATCGTGGTGGACAACAAGTTCGCAGCCAAGACCATGGTCATCATGAACAAGAACGCATTCGAGATCTATCGTCAAGATCGTGGCTTGCTCAGCGTTGAAGTACCTTCAACCTTGGGACGCCAGATGAGCGTGTTCGGATATGCAGCAACCTTCGCTGCAAACTCCAGCATGATCCGCAAGATCACACAGGCTTAGTCGAGAGCGGAGCTTCCGCTCATGGCAACCTACAGCGTTACCCATAAATACCTGCTGGATAACTACGCCGTACTGCAACTCCTCACCCCATCGGAGATTGCAGTCGGCGAATCCATCACGGTCGCATCAGTTGATGCAACATTCAACGGAACCTACACCGTCTATGCGTTGCCAGAGTTTGAGTACCTTGGAATCGACAGCGAAGGCGATCTGCTTTACGACTTCAATGTCCCAATCCAAAATCAAGTTCTCTACGCCAAGACCGCAAGCGATGTCTCGCGTGTAGCTGCGACCGGCACGGTCACATACACACAGACCTGCACTTGGATCACGGCACAGAATGTTCTTGACTGGCTCGGCATCTCAGTAGCCACAGCTGGCGATCAGGCTTTTGTGACAACTTGTGCAGCTGCATCGAATGCCTTCTGCAGTAGGCGCAGAGCTGAGGCAGGATACACAGGAGACTCGCTGACCACAGTGCCATCGCAAGATGTGTACCTTGGCACGGTCATGTATGCCGGCATGCTTTATAAGTCGCGCGGAACTGTAGATGTGTTCAGCTCATATCAAGACATGGGTCAGACACCAGTGGTCGGCATGAATGGTCAGATCAAACAACTTCTTGGCATTGATCGCCCGGCTTGCGCATGACCGTCAGCAACTACACCGATCTCTTCAACAATGCGATGAGTGCATTGGGAACGAAACTGGCAACCGCTACTGGTCTGCAAGTCGTGACTGATCCGCGCAATCTCAGGCCACCGTGCGTTTTCATCTCAGCACCATCGTTCACGATGTGGAACTACAACATCGCCAAGATGACATTCCCTGTGCAGATCATCTCAATGGGTCCGGGCAACGCTGACGCGCTAGGCAACATCCTCAACATGGCAGCATCCGTTATGACCGCCAATGTCGGAGCAACATCCGGAAGCCCGACCAGCGTTGATGTCGGTGGAGTAGTTTTGCCGGCGTACGAGATGATGATTGAAGTGCAGGCACAAACATCATGAACTATGTGATCGCATCTCATCGCCTAGGCGTAATCGGTGAACCATTCAAGCCCAAGGCTGGAGTCAATGTCGCTGCGCTTTTGGCTGGTGGCTTTATTCTTGAGGCTGAGGTATCAACCACCGAAGAAGAAAAACCTGCTAAAACTAAACCTAAGAAAGCATCCAAGGAGTAATCATGGCAACCAGCACCTACCTCTCGAATCCAGTCGTCACAGTGAACAGCATTGATCTCAGCGATCAGTGCACCGGCGCGACGGTAAACATCAACTACGACCAGCTTGAAGCAACCGCGTTCGGCGACACATCACGCAAGTATGTGTCAGGTCTTGGAGCACACTCAGTCACACTCGACTTCTACGCCAGTTTCGCCAGCTCGGAAACTTGGGCCACATTGAAATCACTAGTCGGCACTTCAACAAATGTGATCGTGAAGCCAGCAGTCGGTGCAGACTCAGCAACCAATCCGGGCCTGACCTTCACCGGGACATTCTTGGCTGCACTACCAATCGTGACCAGCCTCGGGGCCCTTGGGACAATTTCGGTGGTATTCAATGGCGGTGTTTACACTTCTGACGAAAGCTAATAACTGACCGCGCACCGGTCCGACACGAAAGCGAGACAAGATGAAGCTGCACCTAAAGGTGACAGAAGAAGGCAAAGACCCATACGAAGTGACAACCAATCTGGTCACACTCGTCGCATGGGAACGACGCTTCAAGCGCAAAGCATCAGACATGGCGAACGGTATCGGCGTGGAAGATCTCGCGTTCCTAGCGTGGGAAGCATGCAAGCAAGCCAAGATCACAGTGCCGGGAGAGTTTGACAAGTTCATTGCCAAGCTCGACTCGGTAGAAGTGAGCGCTGAGGAAATAGAAAACCCTACCCACGCGGAACTCACCGAAGGCTCCTAGCAGAATTGCTGGTCAGTCTTTCGTGGGCTCCGCGCTTCTACGAAGAAGAGTTTGACACTGCCGACCTACTCACTGTCACTACTGTGTTAGAGGAAAGAAACAGGAAGTGAGAACATGGCGAGAACTGGCGTTCAAGTATTTGGGATCAAGGAAGATCTCAAGACGCTGAACAAACTCGCCCCAGATCTACGCCGACAAATCACAAAGGATTATCGCGCACTCATGCAGCCGACGATCTCGGACGCTCGAAGCAATCTGCCATCTGGCATCGGTCAGACAGTCATGCGTGGCTTTGGTCGTAAATGGCGACACATCTTCCCATGGGACAAAGCAATCGCAAACCGATCCATCACGGTCAAGATTGACACTCGACGCGCACGCAAACGAAACATGGACAAAGGCGCACAGTACGAAACTTTGAGCGCGTTCATCATCCAGCAAAAGAACCCTGCTGGCATTGTGTTTGATATTGCTGGTCGTGGCGGAAAGTCATCGTCTACCCAGAAGCGCAAAGGCGTGAACTATGACTGGAACAACACGCTCATTGAGAACATGGACAAGACATTCGGCAAAGCGTCGCGCTCAATGTGGCCTGCCGTAGAAAACAACACGGACAACATTGAGGCAGCGATCCGAAACATCTCGGAAGAAGTTGAGCGAAAGCTCACGATCGCATTGAGTAGGAGCAATCTCTAATGGCTATTCGCATCCCCATCATTACCGACTTCCAAGGTGACGGAATAAAGAAAACTTACGCCGAGTTCAAGAACCTCAGCACAAATGCGGAGCGTGCGTCTTTCGTCATGAAGCGCGCCATGATCCCAGCGACCGCTGCAATCACAGCTCTCGGCGTGGAATTGGTACAAGCTGCAAAAGCGGCTGCAGCAGATCAAGCAGCACAAGCCCAGCTCGCGCGCCAGCTCGTTGCCTCAACTAATGCAACTACTGCACAAGTCAAAGAAAATGAAAGTTTTATCTCGTCGCTTCAGATGACCGCAGCTGTCGCTGACGATGAGCTTCGTCCGGCGCTTGCCAGCCTTGTGCGTGGTACTGGCGATCTGGCATCCGCGCAGACCGCATTACAGACCGCGCTTGATGTGTCGGCAGCAACCGGCAAGTCAGTCCAAGAGGTTAGCGACGCGCTCTCAAAGGCTTACGGTGGAAACACTAAAGCGATCAAGCAACTATCACCAGAGCTCTTCGGGCTTATCAAAGATGGTGCGTCAGTAAATGAAGTGATGCAGTCGCTTAATGGCACTTTCGGCGGAGCGTCTGAAGCGGCTGCGGAGTCTGCACAGGGATCATTCAAGAAGATCTCAATTGCGCTCGGTGAAATCCAAGAGACGATCGGCAATCAAGTTCTGCCCTACATGACAAGGCTCACAGACTCGCTGACAAACATCGCTACATGGGTGAACAAGAACCCTCAAACATGGGGCAAGCTTGCCGAAGGAATCAAGTTTGTTGGCATTGAGTTCTTCAAGGCAACGAATAGCGCGTTCGGATTCTTCGGCACACTCATCAACGGCATCTCAAGTCTGGTCACTACCGAAAAACAGTTCGGCGCATACAACGAAAAGCTCGGCGTATCGAATGCTCAGCAGATGCGAATATCTGATTCTGCCGGCATCGCTAACAAAGGTCTGCTCAATCTTGGCGAGGGTGCTGGTGGTGCTGGCAAAGCTGTGGACGAGATGGCTAAGAAGATCAAGGATGCGCGCGAGGCTCTTGAAAAAGAGTTCAGCGATGCGCTTGATGCTGCGACTGAGAAGCTGGATGTAGCGCGTCAGGCTTACGACGATTTCAAGACCACGATTGCCGAATCGGTTACGGGAGAGTTCTCAATCGCTGGTGCAGCCGACGCTGCAAAGGAAGCTGGAACGACGATCCTCGATCAGCTTACACAGCAGGCTCAAGGCGCTAAACAATTTGGAAAACAAGTCGAGCAACTGCTTCGCATGGGCATCTCCGAACAGGCTCTCAGGAAGGTCCTAGAAGCTGGTCAGCAGGCTGGTAGTGCAATTGCCACAGAACTGATCCAAGGTGGCTCAGACGCGATCCTAGGCCCCAATGGGATCAACCAGCTAGTAAGCGACCTGAACCTTGTTGCCGAGGCTGTGGGCATTCTCGGTGCAGACGAGTTCTACAAGGCAGGCGTGACCCAAGGGCAAGCGATGGTCAAGGGCATCAGCGATGTAATTTCGCAAATGGAACAAAAGCTCAAGAACCCAAATCTCAAGCTTGCCGACATCAAGGGAATCGGCGCATCGTTCTCTTCAAGCGTTGCCAGCATCAATGCACCGACCGTGAGTGCCTCAGCATTGTCGGTTGAGGAGCGTGCAGGCATCGCTGCCGGTCGCGGTGACAACATCTACAACATCAGCGTAAATGGCGGTCTGGCAACTAGCGCTGAAATCGGTCGTCTCGTTATTGACAACATCAAGGCAGCGAATCGTGCCTACGGTCCTGCAGCAATTGAAGTGCTATGACCGCTGCAGTTATTGACTCAGGAACCTACAAACTAGAAATAGATACCGGCTGGGATTCCTCAAGTTTTGTTCTTGACTCAGTCACCAAAGGCATCCTCGACAACACCAACTATCCACTAGGACCCGGCACAGATTATGCCGATGTAACCACTGGAGTTCTTGATGTCCGGATCTTTCGTGGTCGTAAAGACATCGGAGATCAATTCACTGCCGGCACAATGAGCTTCACACTCAACGACCAAATTGCCTATGGGGCCTTCAATCCGTTCAACACAGATGCAAGCACCTACGATCCTGCGAACGATCAGCCAGGAATCGCGCCTATGCGTCGAGTCCGTTTTTACCGATACAACTCATCAAATGTGGCGGAGTCGCTCTTTCAGGGTTACATCGTGTCATACGACTACAACTTCAGTCTGAATGGCAACGACACAGTCTCGGTCGGTTGCATTGATCTTCAATACACACTCAGCCAAACCATCCTGAATGCTTGGAATGTGACCGAACAGTTATCGTCGGCGCGTGTAGTTGAGATGCTCGCTCTTCCAGAAGTAAATGCTTTTCAAGGTGTCGGCGAGCAGTCAATAGAAACTGGTGTCGCCACACTTGGCGGATCAGCCGCATTCGATGTAAGTCAGGGAACGAATGTGAACGGCTATCTAACGAACATCATGGACGCGGAGCAGGGTCGAGCGTTCGTGGATCGTTCAGGGGTCTTCACATTCCAGAAACGAATCGGATCAACACTTGCTGGAGCCTCTGTTGAGTTCGGTGATAACGATCCAAGCCACACGCCATACGATCAAGTGACAATCAACTTCGGAGCTGACAAAGTAATCAACCGGGCAAGCGTGACGCATCTTGGATCCACATCAACTCAAACAGCCGAAGATCTAGCCAGCCAAGCCGAATATCTAATTCAAGCGATTTCCTACAATGACAGCCTCGTTCATGACAATGCGGGAGCGCTAACACTGGCCCAATACCTAATCAACCCTCAGCCGACACCGGTACTAACTAGCGTTTCCGCAGCGTTCCAAATGCTTTCTAATTCCGAACGAGACACAGTTGCCACGGTTGATATCGGTGACACGATCAGCATCGAAAAAACCATTCAGACCTCACAAACAACAACTAGCGTGATCGCGCAAGAGTCCTTCGTTGAGGGCGTAGAACATGTCATCACTTATGCCTCGCCTCATCGAGTGACCTTCTATACGACCCCAACAACCGTCTATCAATTGTTCATACTTGACAGTTCCACACTTGACACCGTTTTCGCACTAAGTTAGGAGAACACATGGCAACCCCAACCACACTTCCATCAACCTTCGTCGCAGGTAATGTTCTGACCGCCGCTCAGATGAACAATTTGCGCGGAGCTTTTCGCGTTCTTCAAGTTGCAAGCACAGTCAAATCAAATCAATTTACGACAACCAGCACGACATTCACTGATATAACAGGTCTGAGCGTAACGATCACGCCATCATCAACATCTAGCAAGATTCTCATTTTGGCAATGGTGAACATTTCATCATCAGTATCAACTGGTGACTCAGTTTCAGTGAGATTGAATGGCGGTAATTCTTCAACCTTCGTAGGTGATGCAGGATCTAGCCAAGTGCGTGCTGCGTTGTTTAGTAACAACCGAACAGACTGGGGCGTGACACATTCAATTTTGCCGGGCACGATTATCTATTTAGATAGTCCAGCCACCACATCAGCAACTACCTACTCGGTGCAAGGTAGAACAAATACTCAAGGAACTTTTGCGTGCAACTTTGCAGGAAACAACAACGGCACAGCAACATTCAGCACCGTACCGTCGAGCATTACCGTCTTGGAGATCAGCGCATGAGCACCAATTATTATCTTGTATTGAGCACTAACTATGCGGACAAACAATGGTCGTTAGATGGCGACACCTACGACGGCCTTGACTGGTTGGACGAATCACCAAAACCAACACAAGCCGAACTAGATGCACAATGGGCAACTGTTGATTATCAAAACCAATACGACGCAGTAAGCCAAACACGCCACAACGAATACATCGCAAAAAGCGATCCGATCTTCTTTGAGTGGCAACGCGGAACAAAAACTCAAGCCGACTGGGACGCTGCAGTCCAAGCAATCAAAGACGCAAACCCATATCCGCCAGCTCCGTGAAATGGATCCTCAGATTGTGGTGGCTTTGGTCGGTGGGGGTTTCGCTGTGGTGGTGGCGCTCATTAGCAAAATCGGCAGCGACAACAAAAAAGACCACGGAAAAGTTCACCAGATCCTTGGTCGAATAGAAGAAAAGATTGACAATCATGTTGAAAATCACAGCTAAAGACAAAGCAATGTTCGCAAGCTATGCGCGGTCAGTAGTCGGAGCACTAATTGCTGTCTACTCAACAGGCACTACAGATCCACGCGATTATGGCAAAGGCGCAATCGCAGCAATCATTCCGCCATTGCTTCGCTGGGTAAACCCCAAAGATCCAAGCTTCGGTCGTGACAGTAGCCAAAGCTAAGCCCGGCATTCCCGGAGCACGCGACTACATCGGCAACGCTGACGGACCTGCACGCGGTCCACGCGCCGGCATGGATGAATGGATCAGGCAAGCAATCTTTCACTCGAATGGCGCTCTGTGGAATAACGGCTCTTATGGTGTGCGCGACATGAAAGGCAAGCCGGGCTCAATGTCTGTGCATGCCACTGGCAGAGCTGTAGATCTTTCATATCGGGCCAGCGCGCAAAGACCAAAAGCCAATCGAAAAAATGCGCTTGCGTTTATTGACAAAGTTGTTGCTAACGCTAATGAGCTCGGCGTGCAGATGGTCATTGATTACTTCCCAAAGCCATACGGTCGAGCATGGCGCTGTGATCGTCAAGCATGGCTCAAGTACAGCAAGCCGACAGTGTCTGGAGCTCCCGGCGGAGATTGGTTCCATGTGGAGATTGATCCGATCAAAGCTGACTCGGTGATAGCTGTCAAAGCCGCGTTTCTAAAGGTCTTTGGGGAAATCCCACCAAAAGCTTGACCGATGCCCTAGGGTCGGAGTACCGACGAAAGGCAAGTGATTATGAGCGAACCGCAGATCTTCAATTACTCCGTTTACACAGGAGTCATGGATAACGGACAAGAGATTCTCGTTCAGATTTTCACCGAACCGAACACCGGCAAATACCTATTAGGACAAATTGCATTCAGATCGCATGCTTCATCATGGGGCGTGCCTATACCACTGGAGAAAAAATGAACTATCTAGCAGAAAAATTGATTGGGCTAGTGCTTTGCACAGTATTCGGGATTACGGCTCTCACAGGGGCTCCTAGCGCGTCTAAAGAGCCTTCTGGAACCATTGCTTTAGCACCGATCAGTGTTGAGCCATACCTAATTGAGCTAACCACGACCACCAGCTCCACGATTTTTATTGATCCGTATTCGAGCGCGTGTGAACAATTCAGCGCATTAGCTGTCAATCTCGGCTGGCCGGCAGATCAACGAACCGTGTTGGAATCCATCATGGCTCGCGAAAGCGGATGCAGACCGAACGCACACAACAAAACACTCAACCGCGACAAGTCACAAGACTGGGGTCTGCTCCAGATCAACGGTCGCTCATGGTCAAAGTGGTTGCAGCGTCAAGGCATCATCAACGAAACATCAGATCTGTTACAGGCTCAGACTAACTTGCTCGCTGGATTAGCAATTTACAATTACGGCGTGGAGCGTTACGGCTTCGGCTGGGGACCATGGAGCGTAAAATGAGCGAAGGCACAGCATGGAATCAAGGTGAACTTACCGAAGAGACCAGAAAGATGGTGCTTGAATCAAGTGCATCAGCATCACACACAATGGCGATCTTTAGTCTGATGGATGACATCATGGCAATTAGCAAGAACCCTCACGCATCAATTATTCGGCGTTTGCGCGCAATGAAGAACCAGCTTTCGTTGAATGAACCGATGCCACTTCACGATGTGACTACACTTGACTTAGCAATCAAAGCGCTAGAGGCGCACTCATAGAAAAGGCATCCGACATGTCCGACCATCAGCCAGAACTATTCCAAATTACCACAGGACTCGGTGGCACAAAATATGTGCCAACAGTAAATCGCAATGTGGTCATCACAGCAAAGAAAGCGCATCCAACATCACAGCGCGCAGCAATCAAGGCTTACCCAAAGTCAGGGTCTAAGCGTCAAAAGATCTACAACGCGATCAAGCTCTTCGGTGGACTCACTGACGAAGAACTAGAGCGCACGCTTGACATGTCCGGCAACACTGTCCGACCTTCGCGTGTATCACTTGTGCGCGACGCTTTAGTGATGGACTCAGGACGAACACGCAAGACCGTCTCAGGCAATGATGCGATCGTTTGGGTGGCCTGCTGATGGGCTTTGATCTAAGCAACTATGAGACCGTTGAGCAGCGTCTTGTGCGCTTCTGGACCGCATACCCAGACGCACGCATTGAGACCTGCATGATGAACTACGACGGAGACTCTTGCATCTTCCGTGCAGAGCTGTACCGACATGCCGACGATGCAAAGCCGATGTCAGTCGGCTACGCGCATGAGATCCACACCGATCGCGGAGTGAACTCAACATCGTTTGTCGAGAATTGTGAAACCAGCGCAATCGGGCGCGCCATCAGCAATTGCCCGATACAAGGACAAGGCAACGGTCCACGATCTTCTCGTCAAGAGATGGAAAAGGTTGCTCGGCTGGGGGGCAACCTAGCGCCCACCACTGATCGCCCAGCCGGGCAACCATCCACACGCGAACACATACCATCCGGAGCGTTCGCCACACCAAAGCAACTCGGCTACATCAAGAAGCTTGCCAAAGATGCCGGCATGGATGATCTTCGACTCTTGGAATTGATCCAGCGCGAACTGAACAGCGATGAAGCTGTGCTGGAATTATTGAAGTCACATGAAGCAAGCAGAATCATTGAGGTATTGAAGTGACACTAGAAGAACTCATCACAGCGGTGGAACGCTTGCAAGCGGTCTATGTTGAGCTGCGCGACGAGCAAGACAAAGCAAAGCAAAAGATGCGCTGGGCCATCAATCATCTTGCGGACAAGATTTGGTCGGAGTCGCTGTGAAGTTTGATAAAGCAATGAGCGAAGCCGAACTCAAAGAAGTAGTGATCTCGGTAGCGCGCAGATACGGCTGGCTAATCCACCATGATCTACCGGCACAGAACTCTCGAGGACGCTGGCTCACTAATGTCCAAGGCGACGCAGGCTTCCCAGATCTGCTCATGGTGCATCCAGTGTCCGGCAAACTGCTTGCGGTAGAGCTCAAAGCGGAGCGCGGAAAACTCTCACCATTACAGAAGCGCTGGCTCATGGCATTCGATACAGGGTCGCACTTCAATAGCGTCTGGAAACCTTCTGACATGGAGTACATTCTCTACACTCTGAGCAACTTCCAGCTCTAAACAATCGGCTAGTAGCACGACCTAAGCCATTCGCACGGCAGTTGGTGACACTCGGTAACGAGGGTAGACCGACGCGTCCTCAATCATGCAAGACGAAGTGAGCGAGGCAAAGCGCCGGGGCGAGCTGTAAACATAATCAGCTGATGAGTGCAAAGGGAACTGGGTAGGGCAAGCCAGTGGGTGGAGCATTCATCCCTGTATGTCTTCATCGTTCGCATAACATACATACAAACAAACAACACAGCAGACATGGACACACACACATGAGCCCGACATCATCAACAAGGGCAAGCCACGCAGTGGCGCGCCAGCACAAGCGAAGCGCGTGAGCATGCCAAGAGAACGAACAACAAACAACAAAGAGTATGCAACCAATCGTGCAGCATTACTCAAAGGACAACCGATGTGTCATTGGTGTCAGCGCAAAGTTGCTGATACTGCAGATCATCTAGTTGAGGTTGATCGCGGTGGTGACCACTCGCTCTCGAACCTTGTGCCGGCATGTAGAGAATGCAACAGCAGACGCGGAACCCAATACAAAAGCGCACGCGACCGACAACGAATCCACGACCGAGCCGAAGCAACACGCACACACATCAATTCAGAATCAGTTTTTTACGATCAATCACCCTTGCCA